CTTTTAATATATAAATATCTACGGATTTTCCTACGCTATTGTAATATGTCTTTGTTATTATATCACTATAGGTTAATCCATCAACAAGAAATTCTTTATATTTTCGAACAGCATCCTGATCCATCATATAATTTTCGATAAGATGCCCTACTTCATGGAATATTTCCGCTTTGCTGGTGCCGATTCCAACTCTAATTGTCCTATTTACGATATCACAAGCACTTCCATCCCACCCGAATTCAAATGTTATATCACTCAAAGTCTGTTTTACTCTGATTGGCAATTCATCGTATGCCTTAGATACCGTCATCGTATCTTCAAACTTCTGTTTCGCAGTAATTATAGAGTTTTTCTTCGTCGCAAACTTAATATCAGGTATTTCCACCGATCCATCTGTCGATTTTCTTTTGGTTGTAAATTTTTCATCTGACACACCATCATCGACAAATGAATTTTTCCATTCTTCATATGTCATATTGCCTGGCACATAGTAGGTCTTTCCATCCTCGCCACGGGCGGCACGTTCGCCCACACTGTCAAATTCATCATCAAAATAAGGGCATGTGCAGCCACGACAATTCGGATGAAATGGCGGTGCTGTCACACCAATCTGGAACTCTGTCATAGGAAAATGCTTACCATCCATCCCACCGCATGTCTCACATGTGTGGCTGTCGAGTGTCTCTACCACCTCGAACTGGTCTACATCCAGTTCTTTCATGCAGTCCTGTCTTGCCTTATTTGCAACTGCTGCCGATTCCGTCATGACTACTCTGCCCGCCTGTGCTCTGGATACCTTCATTTGCTTTGATATCTCTGCTATTGCCCGATCCGGCGCTTCCCCGGTAATGCACATACGCGACAGGCTGTTGTGTAAATTATTGATCAGCTTTGTCTTGTTCTCCCACAGGCGGTCTGAAAAGTTCTTTCCATCTACCGCCCACGGTTTGCACACGATCATCTCGACAGTTCGTGGATCCAGCCGGTTAATCGTTGTACCCACACCGACGCCTTTTTGAATTTCATATGCTGTGTGATAGAAATCAGAGGTATATGTAGTCCTGATATGCTGGTCTATCTCGTCAACACAGTTTCCATACAGTTTTTCTGCCTCCTGCTGTATTTCAATCTTTAAGGCTTCCAGCCTGCCGATATGCACCCTCGCAGACGCGTTTTCAAGTTCTTTTTCCCACGCTCCGTTGATCTTGTTTTCTTTGCCATATTTGATGTAATCATCCACATTCCACTGGAATTCCTTCAATTCTTGCGCATTAAGCAGTTTTTTTGCTTCCTGCATGGAAATACCGTTGTTATCTGCCAGGCGTTGATACCATGCATTGATCTTTCCGTTGATTGCAGTAATGGACCGGTCAAATTGTTCCTGGATCTCCTGCACTTTCTGAACGGAGGTATCATGCTGTGCATCTTCCATCTTTTTAAAACGCTCCTGCCAGTATTCACTTGTCTGTTCAGCCATGCAATCACCTCATTTCACAAAATCCCAAGTTTCTCGTATACGTCTGCGATTTTCGGAAACTGATTTGCAATCCAATCAACCATTGTTTCCTCGTGTCCCATACGCGGAACGTGCTCAAAGTTATCTTTCAAGCCGCTTTCATTCAAAAACGCATGAATAATTTCATGGCGCAGACTACTCTTGAAATAAACATCCTTTTCCTCTTCGTTATCAAAGTGAAAATGTTCTTCATCATCCAAATCTGCAATAACAATCAGTGGAAGGTCACAACAACAATAACCAACCCATGAATTTTTGCTTAATTCGCTATCCTCTGACCACTTGTGTATCTCTATCCGGTACTCCGTTCCCAGAATCATCACTGTCCGTCCCACTGCCTGTCTCCCTTCCCTTTGCACTAAAAGCGCCAACGTAAGCATCTGCTTTCTCCTGTGCTTCTTTCTCTTCTTTTTCCAACTGCTTGATTTCTGCATCTGCATCTTCCACAAGCGGATGTGCTTTCAGAATCGTCTTTTTGCTCACAATCCCTACGGAATCCTTACAGATCTGTGCCTGCTCCGTATCATTCTTGATACAGGTACGGGTCCATGTCTGTATGATCGTACCGCACTGAATTCCAAGAGATTTGCAGATTGCCCGGACAAGACGTGCAAAACCAAGCTTAAACTCTGTTTCCATCAACCCGGTTTTCATCTCTAATAGCGAATACATGAACTTCAAGGCTTCGCCCGACTGGTTCCCGAAGTTCTCTGGCTGTGGATCAAATCCCTGCCCCTGTTCAAAGATTGCCTTTCTAGTGGCTTCTAACACACTGTTTCTGGCTTCGATTGGGATCTCGATGTTAAGTGTTGACACTGATCCATCTTCGTCACTTTCAATTTTTATTGCCTTATACTTTTTTAAATCTGAAAGGAACTCATTTAGATCCTGTCCTCCATATCCGGACAGCACAAAAATCAGTTCCTGTATATCGTCCAGATCATTAATAAAACCGCTGTAGACCTTATCATATACGTCTATCAGCGGCTTTATGTTTCGCAGATCATCTGTATGTATATTGTTGTTGTAAAATGGGATAAATGGCACTTCCCCAAAATCATGGCGATAATCGGCGGTCATGTCACTGGTAGCAGGATCAGCAAACATTTCATAGTATGTCAGCAGATCAAGTGTCTCTCCCGCCCTTCGCCGGAATGCCTGGCACTCTGTATCCGTCCAGTATTCATACACGGTATAATTGTCTCCAGTTGCATCGTCGATGTCCGGATATACCCGCATGGCTCCGATCAGCCTACGCTTTAAACTCCGGTCAAATACCGGGATGACCTGTTCTGATGGAACAACCGCCCATTCAAAACCACTATCGCCCTGCCAGTAATGCACCCAACCGATTGAGGTATTGGCAGCATTTACACATAGCTCCATGCAGTTTTTCGCATATTCATCCCCCAGAGCCTTTGTGATGTGTTTATTTGCGGCAGTATTTCCAACATCAAATAACGGCGGTGCAGTAAACGCATAGGATGCTTTCTGGTTCACGATCAGACCATGGAAGTTACGGGGAATCCGGTTGTCTGCGTTGCGAAGCGGATTGTCGGATTCCTCTTTTCCCTTGTCTTTTGGTTTGTCCCGGAACAGGATATCAGTCTCGTTGCGATAATACCGCTCTGCCACTGCTGCACGCGTCACAAACGCGGCGTGACCGGGTTCATATTTTTTTATCAGTTGTTTCATTGTTTCAATATCCATTGCTGTTCTCCCACTTTTTATCTATCTCCACGCAATTCCAATGATTAAATTATCTGTAGAAATAAATCATAAGTATTGATGGTATAAATAATGCGCCCCAGTAGACGATTTCACATAAATCTTTATTTTCTTTTGCCTTATCCATTTCTTTAAAAAAAGAAACTGCAAATAAAAGAGCAGCTATTTTAAATATCATATCTATCCCTCACTTCAAAATACCAATACTACCCGGTTTGCGAATAATTGTATAACAAAAATACCGCAGCGCATCCATTGCATGATCGTGCTGTTTTACCGGTTTATCCTCTCCGTGCTCCGATGCTTTCTGATCCCATATGTACGATCCAAATTCTTTGATTGTATTCGGACACTGATCACTGATTGCAATCTTACCTTCATTCAATAACGATGCTACAAACCGGATGCCATCCAGCACATCATTTTTCGCTTTCTTAATCGCATAGCCACGCTTTTTCAATTCTGCGATAAATGACGCTGCGGACGGATCAATGATGATCTTTACCGGCTTTATTCCATCAAGCCACTGCTTCAGATCATCCGCATACTCGGTATCAGTTTTCTGCCTTTCTTCGTCACGGCCGGAATAATAATACTCACGACAGCACACCCACCGCCCGGAACGTTCTTTACACCACAGCAGGAATACTGTGGCATTCTGTGTACCATAATCACAAGACACATAGTAATTTGTATTGACCAGGTCTGACAGATTGGAAAGCACATGCTTGGCAGTATCGAACATATCGTAAATGATGCCCTCAGCCATCGCCCATAGTCCCAGAATATACCGGCGATAGAACACACCTGTGTACATGCTACGATATCGCGCCTTAATTTTCTCCGACAGGCTCAAGTTATCATCCATCGTGAAATGCAGATACAGCAGATGCTTTTCTTCCCGCTTATCAATCCATCCTGTCTTAAACCAATGATATGGTCCATCCGGGTTGCAGTTGAACCAATACTTTGAACCATCAATAGAACATCGCCCTGTTGCCTGGTTCACGAAGCTTTCTGGCATCAACGCAACTTCATCAAAAAAGACACCAGCCAGAGTAATACCCTGGATAAGGTCCTGTGACCGTTCATCTTTGCCACCAAATATATAAAAGTAATTGGTCACATCTCCCTTTGTGATGATAACCAGATTGTCAGCCCTGTGATCTGCAACAGTGTAACCACGGCTATGAAGCATCATCTTTAAACCAGATAGTACATTTCTCCGGAAAGAGCCGATTGTTTTACCACACATGGCAAAATTCTCACCATTAAATGAGCTCATCGCCCACATAATAAACGAAAGTGACATGCTCACTGTCTTGCCGGATCGGATTGCTCCGTCGGCAATAATGCCATCACTGTCTTTTACCGGGGAATCCTTACACCACCAGTTCAGCACCATGCGCTGTTTTTTGGAAAACGGCTGGAATTTGAAAACCCGCTTAATCCTCTTCATTGCCCCAGTCCTCCGCCGCAGTTCCATTCAGAGCGTCAAGGAATCCATCATCTGTAACCTCATCGCCATCGTCCGTCTGAACTTTGGCTTTCAGTAATACAATCTCTGCTTTTTGCTTTTCGGTGGCAAGGTCCATATGATCCGAAAGCCACTGCAAGGCTTTCATCCGGTCGGCAAGTTTAATTTTTGCACCGTCTTTCCCTTTGGAAACCTCTGAAATTAATGTTCCGTCTACAGCTTTACTGTCTTTTAAATTCACATAGCTGTATTGAACTTCTTCATCCGTCTCCGGATCTGTAAACGTTCCGTTTCCAAATTCTACAAAATCAGTCATATCCGCAAAGGCAATATCCATGTACTTTTGGAAGATGTCAGACTCACTCAGGAACTCCCTGTTGAGTCGGTCCTGCTTTAACCGCAAGATTTCATCTTTTATCCTAGCATTTCCTAGCATTCGCGAACCATTCACCAGAGCTGTTGCATAATCAACTCCATACGTTTTCTGATATGCCTTAGTAGCATTAAAACACCGGATGTAATGTATGCAAAAAAGCTGTTGTTTATCGGTCAATTCGGTGTTCTGCATTACCTGCTTGACTTCATCAGCTATAGCTTTTTTTCTAACGCTCTTTTTGTTTTCCGAACGTTCGCTTTTCTTTTCCGAACGCTCGCTTTGATGCTCACCATCCCAATGGTATGTACTTTTCCATCTTCGAACCGTACCGGGAGGAACGTCTAGTTGACTTGCAATCTCAACCAGCTTCATTCCTTTTTTGTATAGTTTTCGGGCTTTCTCTGCCTTTTCGTTCGGACTCCTTGCCACTGCTGCCACCTTCCTGCTTTTTCTTTTCTCTATATTCCCTCATCACATGCGCAATCGCCTGTTCGGCTGTTGGATCACTGTATCTTTCTTTGTTCATCCTGTCACTCCGTTCATAAGGAGGTCGCGGCTCCCCTGGGTTTCATGGAGCCGCTTAATGTTGTGAGCGTGAAAAAAGAGAGCCTGCTGCCGCAATCTCCCTTTGAACCTTTCGGTTAGTATAACAATATCATATTTTGAGTGTGCACTTCTATGCACTCTTTTAAATTATAAAATGTTTCAGTGCATCATTATGTATGTAATGGGTGCGTCTCCATGATAATCCCATCTTCACACAGATATCCTCCCACTTCATCAACCGGATATAACGGTACATCAATACATCCTTTTCATCTTCATTATCCATCCGCTCTATCTTGTCCGTGATCTCCTGGCACAGCTTGATTCTGTGATATCTGGCTTTCATGTACCGTCTTTCCTCTTCGTCCAGTAGTGCAGCATAAGCAGATAGATCTGTATTGTTATGTGCGTGTGGCATGCCGTCATTGCCTACAGATGGCATAATCTTGCTTAAGCGCATTTCTGTTATCTTTTCCTCGCTACGCTTCATCTGGCGCACTGCTTTTTCATATTCTTTTAAATATTCCTTTTTCTGTTCTGTCTCCATCAATTTACCCTCCGTATTCTTGACCTCATATTATAATTATAAAGCAAGCAATCAGAGGATTTGTGCCAAATTTTGTACAAAAAAATACAAGCCCTAATAAAAATAACAACTGGTAAAATATTTTAATATATACTGTTATCTGTGCTTTTAAAAAAAGACGGTAAGTCCAATAAATCAACTATTCTATTAATTTCTACTATTGATTTATTATAAAATTCTGTTTTCAGCATTTCTTGTGATGTAAATCCTACATACCATACTTTCGGCGATGTTTTTATATCTGTAGCATCATATTTTATTTGCATTATTAAAAGTACCAATGGTGCAATTATTTGAACACTTCCCACCCCTACTTTATCGTCTAAACCTTGGTATATAAGATGATTATAATAACTCCATATTTTCACAACATTCTCTGTCCCATAACAAATAATCGTATCGTTTACCTTTTTCTTCCTTTCACCGAGCATTCTTGCATCTATATCCACTTTTGCAATTAATAATTCATAATCTTTTATCATATCCAATATATCTGCTGCTATTTCTGCTAATTTTTCTATCTGCCATTCGTTTTTTTGCTGTTGTACAGCCAAATCTTTCTGTTTTACAATCAGTATATAACTGATAATAAATCCAATTATCGTTGTTAAAAATGTGATTATTGTGGATATAATTGTAGATATAATTGTGGATTCCATTTACTTCTCCTCTATTTATGTTATAAATATTACATTCGTCAATTATATTATAACGTATCTTGTAAAAAATCAAATTTTCCTTACTAATTGTTGACTTACAAGCCTCTCAGCTGTCCGTTCTTTTCTTCCACCAGATGCGCCATCCTCTGCCGCATAAGCCTCTGCGCTGTGCCCTTTCTCCTGTAAAAACTCCGTCTGCTGATCGGGAGAATACCGTAGTGTGCTTCCAGCATGTCATAACTGGTACCAACAACGATTGATTCTGTCAGCTTGTCAGCTATGATGCTGTCCACACCCATGCAGATCTCGTATACTTCTTTTTCATCCACACACATTCCCCCTTTAAAACTTGATTACTCTATTCTTCTCCCTGCCAGATCTTCGGTGTACCATCAGCATTGAGCATAACGGTAAGACCACCGCCCGTGCTTATTGTGATATATAAATACATCACTCCTGTGTCACTATCTGCATAAATAAGATATTCTTGTCCACTTCCCACCAGTACCATTGTGTTTTCCTGTCCCGCACTGACATTTGCTGTATCACTGCATCCGGCAATCAGAAGTGTTGCTGTTATGATGGCTGTTATAAGTTTCTTTCGCACTGCATTAGTACTCCGTATTTTCCTCATATTCCTCTTTGCTGATGGTCCTGATGCATTCCTCACTCACGCCTAAACTTTTCGCCATGTTTGCAATGGCTCTTTTCACATAGTCGTATGCACTTTCTTTAAAAATCCTTGGTTTTTTTTCTGTGACTGTGAAATCCATGTTCCGTTCTGCATATCCAACGGAACCCTCTCCGCCAAACATTTCTGAATCCTTAATTTCAAAGTATAATGATATTCTGATTTTCATTTCATTCATTGTTTTTCCTCATCTTCTGCTGTCTGTATCATGGCAGCACCTCCACAAAATTTAAGGTTTACGCAAACCGGAGCTGTCCGGTCTGCTCTGCTTCTATCTGCATATTCGGCATCCGCTCTGCAACACACAATTCTGGCAAATTTGCTCTGACCAGTGCCGCAGGTATCGGTGGGCATACTGCATTGCCGCAGCGGCGCACCTGTTCGCTCCGTGGGTAGATCTTTCCGGTATAGTCATGATCGATTATGTAATCATCCGGGAATCCTTGACATCCATATAACTCCCTTGGCTCTAGCATCCGCAGTCCGATATCTACGATCTGGTAATCAGTGCCGTTGATGGTCACAAGTCCAAAGCGATCCTGTGCTGTGACTGTATCAAGCGGATCTTTGATATCCTGCCCTGTTCCCTGTCCATAGTATTTAATCAGAAATGCTCTGACCTCTCCAAAGTGTCCATCACCGGCTGTGATCGTTGGTAATGGCTGTCTGATATCTTTTCCGTCGCAATGATTATTCATCTGAATCAGATTTGCTGTAACAACGCTGTTATGATCCCATGCG